TTTCCGGCTGCGACCTTTTCTAGAGGAAGGCTGATGGTCAGACCAGTTTCTTCGATTGCGTCCTCGTCGAACACGTCGGGCTGAGGCTCGTCGTATTCAGCACTCTCGTAGGTGAACCCGTGTGCTGCAAGTACCGCCAACACTCGCTCGATTTCTTCGCTGTCGGCCATGTCGTTGAAGGTAAGATTACCTTCTCTGGTAACAGTGAAGTAATCCACCTCGTAGGCATAGGTCGGTGTTTTCTTGTAGAGCGCCTTGGCTCCGGTTATTTCCTCAAGTTCCTTTACAAAAGGCTTTCTATCGGTAAGGTTGTAAATAACTTTCATGGTGTGTACCTCCTTATGTTTTGGTAGTACATTAATCACTCTAAAGGCACATAATAGCAAGCGATTCCGGAAGAATATATGTACCAAATATGTGCCTTCATATAATGTGATTTTTGTCTATCAATCTTCGGAGTTTTCTTCTGTAACAGCTACTTCTTCATAGGAATAAGTAAGGCCATCACGGATAACAGAAACGCCATCACAAGAGCCTACCTGTTCAATGTAGCGCTTTACGATGACGTCTGCATATTTTTCATCCAATTCAATTGTGTGACAGATGCGACCAGTCTGTTCACAGGCGATAAGCGTGCTGCCGGAACCACCAAATGGGTCAAGTACGATGCAGTTACTCATGCTGGAATTCATAATCGGATATGCAATCAAAGCAATCGGCTTCATGGTAGGATGGTCTGCATTCTTCTTAGGCTTCTCGAATTCCCAGATGGTTGTTTCTTTTCTGCCGGAGTACCATTGATGTTTGCCGGATTTCTTCCAACCAAACAAGCAAGGTTCATGCTGCCACTGGTAAGGAGAGCGTCCAAGAACCAGTGAAGGCTTCTTCCAGATACAGCAGCCGGAGAGATAGAAGCCTGCATCAGCAAATGCTTTTCTAAAGTTCAAGCCTTCGGTATCAGCGTGGAATACATATATAGAAGCATCCTCAGCCATGTTCTGAGCCATATTAGTGAAGGCATCAAGCAGGAACTGATAAAAGGAATCGTTGTCCATGTTATCGTTTTGAATCTTACCGGCGCTTCCTTCATAGTTAACATTATATGGAGGGTCGGTTACTACAAGATTTGCTTGTTTACCAGCCATCAGTAATTCATAGCTTTCTGGCTTAGTGCTATCACCACAATAGAGGCGATGCTGACCAAGGCACCATAGGTCACCAGCTTTAGAGAAGGTAGGCTTTTTTAGCTCAGCTTCAACATCAAAATCATCATCTTTGATGTTATCTTTGGTGGAGTCCTTAAATAAATCGTCCAGTTCCGCAGGTTCAAAACCTGTAAGTGATACATCAAAGTCTGCACCTTGTAGGTCAGCAATCAATAATGCTAACTTGTCGTTATCCCATTCACCGCTGATTTTATTGAGGGCCACATTTAGAGCTTTTTCGTGTTCGATATCAAGTTCTACCACAACACAGTCAACTTCCGTCATGCCCATATCCTGTAAAACCTTAAGTCTCTGATGACCACCGACGACGCATCCGGTAGTAGCATTCCAGATAACTGGCTCCACATAACCAAACTGCTCAATGGAGCGTTTCAATTTTTCATACTCTGCGTCGCCGGGCTTTAAATCTTTACGGGGATTGTAATCCGCAGGAAGTAGCTCAGCGACTTTCTTTTTTTCAATAACCATAAGTGCCTCCTTAGAATAATCCCCATTCAGCAAACTTCTCGAAGCCGCCGACAGATTTGATGTAATCTGCAGCAATATCGACAAGTTCCTGATATGGATGTCCATCAATAGTATCATCACCGATAGCACAGCTAAGTGCTACAGGCTTTCCGGTTTCCTGTGCTTTAAGAAAAGCATAGATATTAAGTGTGATATCTGCTTTGGATAAATCCTTACCGTGAAGACCGCCACCAGAAACAGAGTCTGCCATATCACTTCCAAGCTTTCTATTTGTTGCACCGGTATCTACGTCAGTACCACCAGTCCAATCACCGAGCGGATTGACCTCAGCAGGTGGATAAATATTAGAAAGTTCAGCAGTAGAAGCGTTGCTCTGGCAAATAATAAGTCTAGCTTCATCTATGATGTACTTTCCATCAAATGGATAGCGTGTGTAAATATCGTGCGCAACCACAGATAGAGCTTTCTGTTCATCAGTGAGAGGTATTCCTTTGAAAATTCCGTTATCACCGCATCTAACGCCAGCAGTCTGATTATCAGATAAGTGCTTATCCTGCGGAACAATAACGATGTCGGGTTCTACATTTCCTGCTAAACGAGAGATAGCGGCTTCAATATCATTAGTAGACAGAGAAGCAGTTGTTTCGATGATGATGTGGCATTTGCCATGTCCAATTAAGACCTCGACTGCAATTTTAGGAGCAGCTTCAGCTTTGTATGCTAAGTCAACGATTGCACCTGCAATTCTATCTGCGATTTTATCAGGATGACTTGGGTTCACTTTTTCAATCATGTTAGTTTCCTTTCCTTGCGCGAAGCAGGCGTTCCATAGCATCATCCATAGGAGTTTCGCCGGAATACTCAGCCGCACAATTTTCTTTTACGATTTGATATATTTCCATCCAGAGCCTATTGGTCTGGCTCATAAAATTCTGACTCATAGCTACATACGGTGATTGGATGGCATTTCCCGTAGTAGGGTGCTTGGCAAGAAATCCGAAGTCGGAGATTGCTTCTTCACACTGAATCCATCTGGCTACGCTCATTGCATAGCGTTCCAGAAGCTGAGGAGAAACTAGCGTCGCACATTTGCGTTCAGCTAACCACTCCCATGTTGCTTTATAAACTTCTTCAGCCACCAGCGTCTTACCGTCTTTTTGAGTGGCAGATAAGAGCTTGGATGGCTTGGGCATTTGCTGACCTTCTAAATCGGTTGCATTATCTTCAAATTCGATGACAGTCAGCTTTCGTTTACCCGGATTACCCTCAGCAATCTTGTCAGCTAAGGGCTTCTTTTTGGCTCCAGCGCCTACACGAGCGCCGCCACGGTTGGTACCGTCCTTAGCCATCAGATATACCTCCTTGTCGTCGGGGCCTATATACCCCGTTTGAAAACGCGACTTTGCGCGTGAGACCCCACGCCCGTTCCACGGAACGTTTGTTGTAGAGATTTGAATGGCCCCTAGGCTCAATCCTTATTGTGCCAGCGGTCGCCATGTTCCGCATGAATTCTTGCATGACAGGTTTTGCAAAGAGCTTTTAAGTTATCTCTATCATGGGTTCCTCCTTGAGACAAAGGCTTCATGTGATGTATCTCCTCGGTTGGTGTGTACGCACCTTTCTCAAGGCAGACCTCACACATGGGATGGGAAGCAGCGTAGCTGTCACGGATGCGCTTCCAAGCTCTACCATAACGTCTCTTGGTAGCAAGGTCACGGTCGTAACGTTCGTAGCGTTTAGCTTCCTGTTTGGCATGCTCCTCACAGAAACGACCGTCAGTTAGGTTGGGACATCCCGGATAAGAACAGGGCCTTTTTGGTCGTCTTGGCAAATGAAACACCTCCTTGTGGGCATAATAAAAGCCCTGCAGGAGTTACGTCCTACAAGGCTTCTGCGATTTTCTTTTTCGCTATTGTAATATTATCATAAGGCAATACTCTCAATCTATCACATTAACTCTCATCCTTGTGGGGAACCACGATTTCTTTTAATGCGCTGCTATGCATACGATGTATGTGCTGCATGGAATAGTTCATATCCACCGCTATCTGCTCCCATGTAATGAAGCAAAGGTAGCGTTTTTCAAGAAGGGTCTGATATTCCACATTTGATACAGCCTTTATGACAGCCATGATTTCACTTTTTAAATCAACCAGCTTTACGATGTCCTTTTTGATGCTTTCTTCCAGCTCAATTATCTTGAGAACACAATCCTCGATTTTAGAACCACCGTGATTTGGGTTTCTTGGCATATCAGAAAATGTACTGGTACATCTCGTTGCTAAGTCGTTCAAAGAAGCAATTTGCTGAGTTTTTGATGTTATACGCTCATCAAGGTAGCGTGCTTGTAATAAATAGTCTTTTGCGTTCATGCTTTACCTCCGGATTATTGAATTTCCCTCGGATTGGCATTGTTTGTCATAGATTTGCTTTTACCGCATCAATAAGTGCGTTCTGTGTAACTTCCTTTAATGATAAGGCCTTCAAGATACGCTCATCAATTGTGCCTTTCGTGATAATATGCTCAATTACCACAGTGCCGGAAGTTTGACCTTGTCTCCATAGACGGGCGTTGGTCTGTTGATATAATTCCAAAGACCATGTCAGCCCGAACCACACAAGAGTGGAGCCACCAGCCTGAAGATTAAGTCCGTGACCGGCAGAAGCAGGATGTATCACTGCAACTGGAATATTGCCATTGTTCCAATCAACAATATCCTTGCTGGTTTTAATTTCTCTGACATCAAAGCGTTTTTTGATTCTTTGCAAGTCGTGCTTGAACCAATATGCTACCAGAAGTGGTTTGCCATTTGCGGATTCAATTATATCCTCTAAGGCATCTAGCTTTCTGTCATGGAATTCTAAGATATTACCTTCATCATCATAAATTGCACCATTAGCAAGCTGGGAAAGCTTACCGGTGAGAGAAGCAGCATTGGCAGCAGTAATTTCGCCTTCAGGGAGTTCTAATATGAAATCGGCTTTGAGCTCCTCGTATCGTTTTTCTTCATCCTCTGATAATTGAACCTCATATTGAGATGTAATCAGTTCTGGCATCTGCAGGTGGTCAGAAGACTTCATGGAAATCGTGATATCTGATATTTTTCTGTAGATAGCCTCCTCAGCATAGGGCATCGGCTTATAAGAGTAGATGATTTCACCATTACGCTTATCCGGAATGAAGTAATCATTACGATAGTGGGTAATGAAGCGACCGAGACGTTCACCGAAATCTAGTAACTTAAATTCTGCCCATAAGTCCATAAGACCGTTTGAAGAAGGAGTTCCGGTCAAACCAATAATTCGTTTTATTTTGGGTCTGACTTTCATCAAAGACTGGAATCGTTTGGATTTATGATTTTTGAATGAAGAGAGCTCGTCGATGATTACCATATCGTAATCAAATGGAAAGCCGCTGCTATCAATCAGCCATCCTAAGTTTTCTCTGTTGATAATGGTGATATCTGCTCCAGCCATAAGAGCTGCTTTGCGTTCTTTTACAGTGCCAACAGCTACTGCATACGTCAGGTCGTTTAGATGTTGCCATTTTTCAATTTCAGCAGGCCATGTATCATGAGCTACTCGAAGCGGAGCAACCACCAAAACACGATGTGCTTCAAAACTGTCAAACAGAAGGTCTGCGATGGCAGTCAGTGAAATAACGGTTTTTCCAAGACCCATGTCGAGGAGTACTGCTGCCACAGGATGTGTTTCAATATAATCAATGGCATAGGATTGATAATTATGTGGTGAGAAGTTCATGAAGCATTCCTCCAATCTGTTCTGCGCTGTCTATCACATAAACCTTAAAGCCAAGTGAACGTAGCATTTTGTGTCTTGATACCTGAAGAGGGCGTGGCGTCTTTCCCGGAGCCTTAAGCTCCACAAAGGCAAACACCCCATCAGGTAGTAAGACTAAGCGGTCGGGCATTCCAGCGAAACTTGGAGACACGAACTTAAGTGCAATCCCACCAGACTTTTTAACCGACCTTGTTAACTTGTTTTCTATTTGTTTTTCTAACATTGTCATCCTCCATCAGGGTTTAATTTTCATGATATGCAAGGTGTATCAATGGTATTTTCCTAACTTTTATATATTTGATTTTTTATAGCCTATAGAAAAGTTTATAAATATACCTTGATACACCTTGTCATTATCTCTATTTAGTCTAAAAATTCATCTTCAAAATCGTCCTCTGTACGGATACGCAGACCCTTGAAGTAGCGTTTTCTATTCTGTGTGATACGCTCATAGCCAGCATTCTCTAAAGCAAAATAGAAGTCTGCGGTACTGCGCACATACTCATTGGTATCAATACAGTAATTGCGATACGCCTGATAGAGAGAAGAGGAGCTTTCCTTGTAGCCGTTGCCAACAACGCACTTATCCTCGATGAAGTGTGAGAACCAGTCGTTCTGGCTACGATATTCATTGATGGCCTCCTGTACACAAGCCGGAACTGGAATTTGATATTCTAATTCAATGACTTTTTTGCTACCTTCAATAATCCATGCGAGGATAGCTTCACCAGCGTTGTCATACAGATACTCACTGTAATTCTTGATGTCACTGCTGCCGGTAATCTTAGCATTAAACGGAATCACAATTAAACGTCTCCAGATACCATCATCAGATGCAGATACACGAGGAAGATGATTTGTATAAAGCACAAGCGTGTGGCATGGCTTGAAGGAAAATGGGTCTTTGTACTTCTTTTCCGCAAAGACATCATCGGTGGAGCAGAGCTGCTTGACGGTCGAATCATTCAGACGGGCACCTTCTTGCATTTCTGCAGCAATAAGAAGTCGCTTGCCTTTCACTTCAGCCATTTCAGGTTTGATGTTTCTGCGGCATCCGACAGTTAAGGTGTCTGCAGAGATATTGCCGGAATATAAACCAAGCACACGTGATATGGCATTCCAGAAGGTGGACTTACCATTACGACCATCACCATATGCAATGATGAGAGCTTCTACATAAACCTTACCGATAGCTGCAAGACCACAAATCATCTGAACATAATTAATAAGCTCTTGATTGTGTTGGAAGATAAGATTCAAACTGTCCAGCCAAATCTGCATACCTTTCTGGTTAGGTGACACACTGGTGATTTTAGTAATATAGTCCTCTGGTGAGTGTTCACGAGCGCCGCTCATACCTTTGCGAAGGTCATAGGTTGCTTCTGGGGTACAAAGTGCAAAACAGTCTGCATCTAAATCCCTCGGAGAGATTTCAAGCATTGGATGCGACTCCTTTAAGGTTGATGTAACATTCTTGGAATCGCGACGCTTAACTGCAAATGCCTGATATGCCTTCGCAGCGAGAAATTCTTGATAAACTTTTAGCTGTTCTTCATTCATAAGTTGTTCAGCTTTTGATTTTGAGGTGCTATCGAGAATGTTCTGAGCACCGCAGTTTTTCATTTTATCGAGTGCTTCCAGCAAATCATTGTTAGCTTCCTTGAGCTGACGTCTTGTAAGCTCATGAGCCACGGCCTGTGCTCCGGGTTCGCTTTCTTGCCAGTAATGGTCAGAGTAACGAATAAAGTGTGTTGCAGGAGAATAGCGAAGCTCGTTAGAAAAGTATTTTGCTAATACTTCAGCTTGTCCCACATCGGAATAATCCTCTGGTTTATAGCAAGAAGGGTCGTTATATACTTCTGGTGCAACATATCCGTCTTGCTGCTGAACACGAGCATAGAAACGCTGAGCACTATGCCATATTGTTGAAAGTTCGGAAGAATCCAGTGGTGGCACACATTTAGCAGCTTCTTCAATAAAGGCTTGATATGCTTTATCGCCATCACCATATTTTTTGATGACTTTACCAGCAAATCTTGACATGGTGGCGTTACGACTTCCTTCAGGAATAGTGGAACCATCGTACTGGCCCTCGGACATATCTTCATCAAAAATATCCTCATCAAGATATTCTGTTAAATTCATACGTCCCGGATACAAGGCAACCTCAGCAGTAGCAGTTCCAAAGAAGAAACGAGCTGCATCCAGAGCCTGCGTATCAAAGTAAGGAAAGATGGAATTGACCAGTTTTTTCATATCAGCATAGAGGGTAGCATCGGTAACATATTTAATTGGAAAAAGAATATGAAACTTTGGCCTTGCTGGTTTGCCATTTTTTATTTTGTTGTGGAAACGACTGTAGTGGACTACAAAAGTTACACCCGGAAAGGCATGCATAACATTTTCAGGAGTAATCCAGTCTTCAGGATTTTCTGAATGGTCATTATCGCAGTCTACCGGAAGACAGTCGCTGCCGATAAAGTTATCGCCATTACGGTAGCTGTTTTTGTACTCAGCACACACATAATCATGGCTGATTGCAGTTTTCAGGCTATCCTCGTCGAGAATAACCTGCTTATGAGGGTAGGAGCAGTTGCCGGGATTACCAGTAACGTCTGAACTGTAAATGGTAAACATCAGTCATACACCTCCTTAGATTCATCCTCTAACACCTTAGTAATAAACTTGAGTGCACGAATCATTGTTTCAAGTTCACAGTCACCACCAAGCATTACCTCAAAACCTTCTGTATCACCGAAGCGGTCACGCATAAGGCGAACCACCATATCAGTGCAGCCTTCATCTTTGATACGGAAATAGGTGCGGCCACCATGTCCTGTATCGCCTCCCATAAAGCCTGTTGTTCCAGCTTCGACTTCAAGGAGATTACAGCTGACTACATCACGGGTGTAGGTGGTGATTTCTGTTCCGTCCTTTAATCTGCGTCTGTTTTCTTTAATTTCAAACATAGTGTTATACCTCCATACATTCTTCTGAGAAATAGCGCAAGCGGTAATTTTTCCACTTGGCACAATTGATTTCTGATTCCATACCAGATGAGATGCGACTCCCGAATACCCATATCTCAGAGCATTTGCTCATAAGGGCATTGCCAAAGAACAATCCAAGCTCACGTTCCTTTGGGACTGCATCATTAAGAAACTGTGGAAACAATAAGTGCGGTGCAATAGGAATGTATCCTTCATCCACTGCAAAGCGGCTGTATCGTCTTGCGGCTTCTACATTTGCTTCAATATCGCCAGCAAAGGGAGAGCAGATGTATACGATTGGCCTGAAAGCACGAAGGGAACGTTGTTCCTGTTCAATACTCACCAATGCATTATGTGCTGTTGGGTCAGGATAGCCTTCGCTGTTGTATTTATTGATGCTCATACCATAGTCCTCCTTTCCGGGCAGACTAAAAGAGCGTCCACCTCTAATTTCCACTGGAGATGAACGCTCGGTTTGAGCGGATGAATTTAATCTTTTTTATAAAATGGGGTTGCATACCCATCTGCACGAAGCAAAAGTCCTTTAGCCCAAGGTGGAGTTCTTCCCATTTGCTTACATACAGCGTCTAATGACATACGAGGGTCGGCTTCGATTACAAGTTCATCATGGATATGCATAACAATAGAACAATGCTGCAGAGTTTTCATGGCATAGCAGAGAATGTCGCGAGCTGTGGCCTGAACAATATTCTCGACGAACTTTGGCCCGTAGGAGTCGAGGCGTTCCCATTTCTTGGTGCTGCCGACACCTTCATATGTGATGCAGGAACCACCAAATTTGTTAGTACCGATTTTTGGTTTTACATACGCAAGGTTTCTGCCGGAAGGGAGAGTAATAAAAAGCATACCGCTTCTGCAAGAAAATTTCAGACCATATTTTGTTGTTGTATGCTTGTATTTCACTGCTTCCATAACAGCACGGTCAACTGCCCACCAGAATTCCACAATGTGAGGATTGGACTGGCGCCACGCATCTACAAGCGCAGGAAGCTCATCTTCAGAAAGTCCCATCTCAATAGCGCCCATAGCTTTTAGAGCACCTACGGAACCACCATAACCCAGTGCTAATTCAGCAATTTTACCTTTTTGACGAAGGTGGCCATTTATACCGTGTTTCTCAACCGGAACCTTAAACATCTGTGATGCAGAAGCACAGTAGATGTCGCCGCCATTGGCAAATACATTTTGTCTCCATTCTTCACCGGCAAACCACGCAATAACACGAGCCTCGATTGCAGAAAAGTCCGCAACAAGAAATTGAGTAGTATCACGTGGAATAAACGCTGTTCTTATAAGTTGAGATAAGGTATCCGGTACATCTTCATATAAAAGCTCAACGCCCTCAAAGTCACCGGAACGAACTAAACCGCGTGCTTCTGCTAAATCAGGAAGATGGTTCTGTGGTAAGTTTTGCAACTGTATATTACGACCAGAGAAGCGACCGGTGCGATTGGCTCCGTAAAACTGGAACATACCACGAGCACGACCATCTTCGCAGACCGTTTTCTCCATAGCTTGATATTTTCGTACAGAGGATTTTGCTAACTGTTGCCTAAGAGTCAGAACATTAGCGAGCTTTTCTGGAGCATCTTTTAATAGCTCAGCAACAGCCTTTTTATCAAGACTATCTGTTTCTACACCGTTTTCAGATAACCATTGTTTCATCTGCTGCACGGAATTGGGATTTTCAAGGTCAGTTATATTTTTCATGGCAGTAGTCAATTCTTCACGAGAGCGTGAGTCCATCTCTATGGCCTGATGTACAAGTTCCATATCGAGTCTGACACCACGGTCGTTGATTTCTTGGTCGATATGATATTCTTCCCAGACACTATCTGGAACTGGGAATTTGTGTAGTTTCTGTTGGATGCCCATTTCAGTCTCAACATCACGGATGTTATATCGTTTGAAGGCTTCCCATTTATCAGGAGCATGAAAAGGTCTGTTTCTGGTTCTACCACCATTTGATTTGGTAGCAGCGCAGGGCTGACAGAAATATTTAATGAGGTCTTTGCCTTCTGTAAGTTTCTGTTTTTCAAGACCTAATACAGCACCAACACCCTCCAAAGATAAGGGTAGTCCCATTGTTGCTGCCCATATCATGGAACAGCGCCAGCTTTCAGGGCTTAAATAATCGCCGGAAGGATAACCTAAGAAGCGAGAGAGACAGATACGTTCAAAAGAAGCATTGAAGGCCCATTTAATTACATTATTATCTTCAAGAGCAGCTATTATATCTTCGGGTATCTCTTCACCACAGGCAAGGTCGACTACTTGAATAGGGCCATTATCTATGCTGTATGCAAATAACAATATTTCAAAATTAGGAGACTCGCAGTATCGATATACGCCTGTTTTCGGAAGCTGTACATCGCTGAAAGTTTCAATATCAATACTAAGTGTTTTCATTAGTTTGTCCTTTCTAAAACATAAAGGTGGCAGGATTGCTCCCACCACCTCCACGGTTAATAATAATAGTTTGGTTTACTTGCTGAGTTCCTTCATACGTGCTTCGTGGTACTCAAGGTCACGTTTGTCCTTTTCAACCTCGCGCTGTTCGCGCTTGCGGTCATTGATGAGGTTCTGTACCGCAGTGATAAGGAACACTACACTAAATACGAGCCAGATAGCAAGAAGGATGATTAAGAGAATAGACTGAAACATTTCCATAGTCGCCACCTCCATTAATCAAGGAAATCGTCATCTTCATCAGATGCGAAATCAGACTCAGCAGATATCTTACCACCAAGAGGTTCACCGTCACGAACTTTCTGCAAATTATTAAGTCCGCAGGCGATTCCTTTGTTGCCAGAGCTGTTGAAAGCATAGAAGCTGATGCTGGCACGACCATATACACCAGAGTACACCTCAGAGCGAGTAAGAATAGGATTACGGTCTACATCGACAATACCCGGTGCAGAAGTTGCATTTGCATTTAAAAAGTAGCAACCAGCATAAGCAGGGTCATCAGGTCTTTCCATATCACCATCACGAAGAGGTGTCTTGATGACAGAAAGAGCAGGTACAGACTTGCCATTGCCCTTGAGCTTAGCTTCGCCTTCCTTGTAAGCAGCCTCGATAGCAGCTTCAATCTTAGCAACAGTTTTTGTGTCAGACTTAGGGATAATAAGAGATACGCTGTATTTAGGTGTACCTCCATTGATTGACTTAGGTTCCCAGACGTTAGCGTAAGACCAACGTGTGTCAGGACCAGTGATTACCTTCATAGGATTAGATACTTTTACATTCTTGTTCATTTAATTTTCCTCCATAAAATCAGTTTTTGCGTTGTTCATTGCCGGGCGTTTATCACTCTCCGGCACAAGAGTAGGTTTGCCTTGTGGCTTTTCGATGTAAGCAGTAAGCAGCTCATTGAATCTGGTTTTGCCAATTAACTTCTGCATTGCAGTGATACCGAGAAGTTTCTTCTCGTAAGGGTCAAAACCTGCGTCTGTAACAGTTTGAATAACAGCTTCTTCATTGGAATATCTACGGTTAGAACGGCCTTCGACTAACTTCCAACCAGACCATTCCTTACCGCTGATAGCTTGTTGAAGTGCATATTCTTTGATATCTGATGCCCAAGCGACAAGCTCATCCGCACGAGATAGGATGTATTCAACCTCTGAATCTTCAAGAAGTGGTGGAAGCTTGAAATCGAGCTTTGCAAGCATAAGATTTGCTTCAGCTCTTGCACGACATTCATGTTTCGCTTTACAGAATCCACACCATTCACCACAGAGAAAGTTACCATCTCCGGCGAAAGCAAGGTCTGCAGTAGGCTTCAACACTTCATCGGCCCAAGCATACAGGTCTTCTTTAGAAATCTCGTAAGTTGAGATGTTCTGACGCCTTGGCTGGTAGATTGTCATACTGACGGTATCGATGTCGTAGATATCATCAAACAGTTCTAAGGCACCCAATGCGTAGCATTTCATTTGAGGATTATCATCAGCTGATACCAGAACACCAAGTCCATGTTTGTAATCGCATATTCTCAAGGTTCCGTCTGCAATGATGATGCAGTCAGCTGTTCCAAAGCCTTGTTCAACCCAGCGAGAGAAATCTACGCGCTGTTCAATTAGTACTTTCGCGTCTGAGCAGGTCTCTTTGGCGGCTTCTACCTGTTCGAGGATGTATGAGGCATAACCATTTGCACAGTCGTCCATTTCCTCGTTGTACCATGATAGTTTTCCGGTAGGGTCGGTGGTTTCCATGCCTAGAGCCTTCTTTAATTTGTACTCACAAAGCTCGTGTGCGTCGGTTCCTTCAGCAGCGTAATCACTGCCTTTGTCATCATAGCTTTCACAGAGCCTTGCAGAAGGTGGACAGTGGAGCCAGCGATGTGAAGCTGATGCGGATAATACCGCGTGTCCTTTAGGTGGCATTGTCTAGCACCTCCACATCCTTTAACAAGGCTTCATAGTGCTTAGGGTCAACACCGGATAATTTAGATGCTCCGTATTTTTGAAGAATGGTACGGATAGCAGCTGTATGTCCTGCACGGGACTTTTCTGCTAAGACAGCACGTACATCTTCAAGCTGAAGCTCCGGTTTATTTTCTTCTTTGGCAGCAGGTTTCTTAGCAGGTGCTTCTTCAGAAGTGCCACTAAACTGTTCTGCAAGCCAATTAGCTGCGTCATTAATAGCAGCGGCTGCATTGCGCAGTTCTTCGATGGTCATTGCCATATCGCTCATTTTGCTCATAGCGATGTTCTCCTTTCTCTGATTGTCTTTGCTGTGCGAGGATTGTCATGTTTCTCGCCATTCTTGCGGATACCTGTGAGATTGCATTTAGAACTTCAATTAACTCACAATCATTACCGCCTGAATCGAAGTAGGACTGTTTCACGTTCTTCACCTCCGTTTCTGTGGACTTTAAGGCTTGTTGTTTCGTGCCTTACACTTTCCACTGGAGATGAGCAAGAAGTTTGAGCGGAGAAATTTTGAAAAAATATTTATTATCCCTCTGACATCTTTAAAATGTGATATCAGAGGGATGGTGCGCTACTTATCTAATATAGGATTAGTAGCCGCGTACTTTACGAAGTTCGGTTCTGATTTTCTTCATCTGGTCGGCGAAGGTTCTCTGCTTACGACCAATCTGTTCTGCTATCTTACGGTCAGAGAGTTCATCGCCGAGCATCTCAATGATGTGGTCTGCATCAGGGTCAAGTTCGCGGAACTTAGCGATAAGTTGTTCAAGAAGAATTGCATCTGAAATAACATCTTCCATAGCAGGAGCGGTATCGGAAATAGTGTCGTACATATTCGCATTACCGTCTTCCGTAGGTACGTCTAATGAAAGCATGTCACCTGCAGCCTGATATTCGCATAATTCACAGTTGCCATCACATTTCCAAATGTATTTCTTAGGACACATGCAACGGTGATGGTACTGTTCTCGTTTTTGAGTAGCCCAGATTTCAGGATAAAGAGCTCTGTACTGAACTTCAGTAATTTCAACAAGTGAGACCCTGTGAGGGTTCTCGGCATCGCGAAGTGGATAGTAACGTTTTTTACTCTGGTTGTCTAAATTTGCCATCTTTAATTCCTCCGTTTGGCTTAATTCCAAAGCGGAGTACAAAAGCATGGCTGCCAGTTTTCTTATACATAGTTGGTCACCTCATGCGGATTGCTCCGCTTTTTAACTGGTGACCAGCCCGTTTGCTAAGCTGGCACTCTATTTACATGTGAGACTTTTCTATCAATTGCAAACGCACCACGTGGCCACGAAGATGGTGAATTGATAGTTGAGCCAGACAGTTTAACGTCTTGTCCGGGACGATTGTTTTTAATTGTCGTTTGCCATCATTTCTAAATCAGCGAATACTTCACTGAAATAGCAGGAAGGCAAATCATGCAATCCGTGAGCGTCATATCTTGCAAACACGGAATTTACTGCGGATAAACCATACTCGGCTGCCACTGCAGAAGCGGCATTCTCGATGTTGATTTCCCACATCAACTTTTCTGAAAAAGACATATTAATCACCACTTTCCTTGAATTTATGACTTGAAGAAGTTAATTAAAGTGGATTTATGAATATTTACAATCTGTTCACACACAGGAAGATTGATTTTTGCCCATTTTTGTGATATAATTTTCATGGATATTTGTATCTACACCACATGGCGCCTTCTCCTTCAAATCATCTATTATTAGTTTAGGATTTGGATTAGGTACGTCCGAATAGGCAAAACAGCGGAAAGTAGGTACTGTAGGTACAAGATTAGGTACAGGCAGGTGATGAGCTATCAAGAGTCAGGAATTTCTGAAGGACATATATAATTTTTTGAATAAGCAGGAGAACCAAGGCGTATATGTAATTAAATTTTTTATTGCCGCTGGGTGCACGTATTTCACACTGCCTGCGATAAAAGCAAAGAGAACTACAAGGGATTTAGAAAATGAACGTCACTATGCTAAAGACCGTTCTGTGCAGTTGATAAAAGATAAATTTCCGAACCAAATAAATATTGAAGGATTGACAAAGTATCTTGAAGGAGAATTGAAAGATGACTGTATCAGAAAATGTATGAGTCATTTCGGGGTGTCGATATCATTCGATGAAAATAAGAAAACTCTTGCTAAGGCGCTTGCTCACCAGTTTCAATTGTTTATAGAAGCAGAATGCGATGATATAGATAATGATGTTGCAAAGGAGTATGAAAAGCTTGTAAATGGAATTGATAGTAGTATCTCTATTAGAAGAAGTGCTGCCAATGCAGGTGATGATTATTGGGTCGAACAAAAAAAGACACTTCATATTAATTGTTATCAAACGCGAGAATACACATGGGTTATACATAATGCAGGTACGGTGTACTGGACAGATAGAAAGCTCGTGCTTGTAAATGAAAATAAAGATAATCCACGGCCAGAAGCTAAGGAGATAGCAATTCCGGACGTGGCTCCAAATGGATATATAAAAATTGCTACGAACTTTGAAGCTCGTAGCATAGAAGGAAAATATACTTGTGAATGGGAAATGCAAGATTCACAAGGTACTGCGTGTTTTGGCATGAACGCAGGATTCAATGTAATTATAAATGTGTCATATGAAGCAAATACGGAGGGCTAATTGTGAACGATAATAACGTCGAAAAATGGGTTACATTAAAAGAAATTCAGGCTCATTTAGGTGTAGGCCGAGAAACGATTTTGCAGTGGATTTCAAAAAGAAATATGCCTGCATATAAAATGGGCAGACTTTGGAAATTTAAAATATCAGAAGTAGATGCTTGGGTTCAATCTGGCGAAGCCGCAGATAAGACTACCCCAGTAGAAAACAAGGAGGACTAATATAATGGCAAGAGCAGCTAAGGAAAAGAAAGAAGTAGAAGTATCATTGGAGACAGTGCTTTGGAATTGTCGTGTTGCCTTACGTGGAGTAGGAACAACAGAAAGAAATCGTGACGCAGTTATTGGACTGGTTTTCTTAAAGTTTGCTGGAGCAAAATTTGAGAAACGCCGTAAGGAGCTTATAGAAGAATATGGTGATGTACCAGCGTTTCTTGAAAAAGCATCATTTTATAACGCAAAAAATGTTTTTTATTTAAAGGAAACAGCTCGTTGGTCTTATATAGTTAAGAATGCATCATCAAATGATATTGCGGTTATCATTGACCAAGCCATGATGGATATTGAAGAAAGTAACCCTTCATTAAAAGGTGCACTTTCTACAACTGATAAAGATGGAAATCATGTTTACGCCATGTTCTCAACACTTGGAGCAAGCAAAGACAAAATAAAGTCGTTAATAGATGAAGTAAATAAGATTGATGAGAAACGTTTTCACGAGGAAGACCTCATCGGACGTGTTTACGAATATTTCTTACAGATTTATGCAGCATCAGGTACAAAGGAAGATGGTGAATTCTATACGCCTGCTTCGGTTGTAAAACTGATTGCTGAAATGATTGAGCCATACAGTGGTGTAGTTTATGACCCTTGCTGTGGTTCAGGTGGAATGTTCGTTCAGAGTATGAAGTTCGTTGACCGTCATAATGGTAACCGTCAGAAGATTTCTGTTATTGGTCAGGAGAGCCAAGCTGAGACGTGGCGACTTTGCAGAATGAATCTTGCTATCAGAGGTATTTCTCATAACCTTGGTGATAAAAATGCATCGACATTTACAGATGACCTTCATAAAGATAAGAAGGTAGATTTCATTATGGCAAATCCACCTTTCAACCTTAAGGGCTGGAGAAAAGAAGATGAATTGACAGATGATTACCGTTGGAGAGGTTATAGTGTACCACGTGCTTCCAATGCCAACTATGCATGGATTCTGCATATGATTTCAAAACTCGATGTAACTCATGGTATTGCTGGATTCCTTCTTGCAAATGGCGCGTTGAATGACCCGGATGAATTTGAGATTAGAAAGCAAATTCTTGAAAACGACAAAGTTGAAGCAATTATCGTTCTTCCAAGAGATATGTTTTACACAACAGATATTTCAGTAACTCTCTGGATTGTTAACATGAACAAAAAAGCAGGAACTGTAAATGGCCGTCAGGTTCGTGACCGCAGCAATGAAATTTTGTTTATGGATTTGAGACGTTGGGACAGCAATATTGAAGAAATCGTAATCGATAAGGGTAAGAAAAAGAAGAAAACAGTCCTTACTGATGACCAGATTGGAGAAATTAAGAAAGTTTACAATGCATGGCAGAGTGCAGACCAGTCCGAATATAGTGATGTTGCAGAATTCTGCAAGTCAGCAACTATTAAGGATGTTCGTTCTCATAATTATTCTCTTGCACCAAGCAAGTATATTGAATTCATTGACCATGACTTAGATATCAATTATGAAGAAGAAATGGCTCGTATTCAAACTGAAATGCAGGATGTTATGAAGGCAGAAAAGGAATCCCAGCAGATGCTGGAGGAAGCATTTAGGGGGATTGGCTATGGCATTGACTAAATATAAGCTCGGAGATTTAATTGAGCTATGTGATGAAAGAAACTCAGGACTTACCTATACATTGGATGATGTTAAGGGAATATCTATACAAAAGATATTTATAGAAACCAAGGCTGATATGGATGGTGTTTCACTTAAGCCATATAAATTAGTGAAACCAGATGAATTTGCGTATGTGACTGTAACTTCAAGAAATGGCGAGAAGATTACGTTGGCGCACAATGATACGCAAAACACCTATATTGTATCTTCTTCTTACATTGTATTTAAGGTGAAAGACACAGATGTTCTCTTATCGGAATACTTATTCATATACTTTAATCGTGCTGAATTTGATAGATATTCACGCTTTAATTCATGGGGTTCCGCAAGGGAAACTTTCGACTGGAGTGAAATGTGTGATATTGACATTGAATTACCGCCAGTTGATATCCAGAAAAAGTTTGCTGCTGTTTATGTTTCTATGCTTGAAAACCAGAGAAGCTATGAGCGTGGGTTGGAAGATTTAAAACTTGTATGTGATGCTTACATAGAAGAACTACGAAAAGAAATTGATTCTGAACCTATTGGAAAGTTTTTAGCAGAATGTGATGAAAAGAATACAGACTTATCAGTAACACTATCTCAAGGAATTGATGTCAATATGCAGTTTATTCCTGCCAAGCGAGAAGCTGCGGATAAAGAAAGTACGAGAATAGTAAGAGATGGCCAATTTGCATTCAATAAAGTTGTAAAAAGCAATGGAACGAAGCTCCCGATAGCGTTACGAAAAGGACCAGACTGTATCATATCTGGGTCGTATCAGGTGTTTGAAGTTATTGATAAAAAACATTTAATTCCAGAGTATCTTATGCTATGGATGGCTCGCCCAGAAACTCAGCGTTTGTGTGGTTTTAACGCGTGGGGTTCTACGCGTGATGTATTTCCATTCAGTGAGTTGTGTGAGCTTAAATTTCCAATACCATCTATCGATATCCAGCAGGATATTGTTAACATTTATGATGCGTATATCATGAGAAAAGATATAAATGAGAGATTAAAAACTCAAATAAAGGATATATGTCCCATTTTAATAAGAGGGTCAATCGAAGAGGCCCGTGTGTAAAGGAGGTGCCCTATGTTATTTACTGAAAGACATGGCGTACGTGCGCCAATTGAAAAAACGTATCTAATCAGTGTGGAAATGTATAGCTTGTTGTTTGAGTGCTGCAATAAATATAAGAAGAACTTGACGCACTTGTTTCCAATGAGTTGTCATCATGACTTCACTGATAGTGATTATCTTACATTCGATGAAAATGGATTCTTAAATAGAATCAAGGTTAGAATTCCGGCTCTTTATAAAAATGAGTATGGTACGATATGTGCTCCAACAGTTGAGGATGACTATGACCAATATGCGCTTATAGACTATATTGAGTTTTTTGCACAAAACATCATGGATATTTCTGAGAATTGGAATAATGAACGATACAGAAATTTTCAATATATTGATTGCTTGAAAACTGAAAACGTATTTGTGGAGTTTAAAACAGAAATTAATGAACTCTTTATAGAAGCAGGATTGTTGTATACATTAACGGATGAAGAAATTGTAGAGAGAATTGTTGAAAATAGCCCTTTAACCAAACATATGGAATATCAATTTTCGACAGTAGAGGAAAAAGGTACAAGAGATTTGTTAAAAGATGCTATTGCATTATACAAAACTCCAAATTCTTCTGCTCGCCAAGATTCTGTTGAAAAGATATGGGATGCATTGGAACGACTTAAAACATATTACACCTCATTAGATAAAAAGAAGTCTGCTACAAAGATAGTAGAAGATATGTCTGGCGGAAATGAGAATTTTAAAGAACTGTTTGATGCAGAATTTAAAGCTCTCACAAATATTGGGAATCACTATCGAATACGCCATCACGAAACAGATAAGATTGATATTATTGATGATAAATATTATGACTATCTGTTTAATCGTTGTCTATCACTTATTGCGTTAGCTGTGCAATATTTACAGTAGGAGGTGGGCTTATGAATTATTTTTTTGAAAAAGGTAAGTTCACTGAAGACCAGTTGGAGCAGGCCATTATCGAGTTGTTCCAACTGCAAGGTTACACCCATGCTTATGGTGAAAATATTCACCGTCAGTATGAAGATATCTTATTAGAGGATGATTTGCGTTCTTTTCTTTTAGACAGATATCCTGACTTGAGCACAGGTGAATTGCAGAAGATTATAAATAAAATAGCCTTAATTCAGTCAACACCATTATATACTGGAAACAAGGAAACTTTCTGGCTGGTGAATGAAGGCTTTGATTTACAGCGTGATGACATAACCAAGATTGCGTTGCATGTTGATTATATTGACTATGACCATCCGGATAAGAATATCTTTAAGGTTGTAAATCAATATTCCGTTCAAGGTGAGAGGCTTAGAAGGCCAGACTTATTGATATTTATAAACGGTATTCCGATTACCATTTGCGAATTTAAGTCTGCAATCAACGAAGATACAACTGTATTTGATGCATGGGAACAGATTACAAAGCGCTACACCAGAGATATTCCAAAGCTTATGAAATATTGCTTCTTGTCTGTGATTAGCGATGGCGCAAACACAAAACTTGGTAGTATCTTCACTCCGTATGAATATTACTATTCATGGAATAAGGCAAATGAAACAGATACAGTTGCAAACGGAATCAGCTCTCTTAAAACAATGATAGAGGGTGCATTTGCTCCAGATAGAATTTTGGCTGTGCTTCGTGATTTTGTTTTCTACCCGGATGACAGTAAAAAGAGTGAGGCGATTGTCTGCCGTTATCCGCAGTACTTTGCGGCTAACAAAATGCTTGCTAATATCAAAGCACATATGCGTCCTGCTGGAGATGGTAAGGGTGGTACATACTTTGGTGCAACCGGTTGCGGCAAAACCTATACGATGCTGTTTTTGGCTCGTTTGATTGCACTGAGAGATAACGAGGCATTCAATAATCCGACAATCATCATCCTTGCAGACCGTGAGGATTTGGATACTCAGACATCAGAGTTATTTGTAACAGCAACTAAGTATTTGCACGAAAGTGATGTGCGTAGCATTGAAAGTCGTGTAGATATGGAGAAAACACTTAGAGACAGGCCGAGCGGCGGTGTTTACATTACTACTATTCAGAAGTTTTGCGAAAGCACTGGACTGCTCTCCGATAGAAGTAACATTATTTGTATCTCTGATGAAGCTCACCGTACACAGACCAGTACTGGCAGTAAACTGAAAAAGACAGATAAAGGTGTATTTACTACTTATGGTTTTGGATATTACCTTCGTGCCAGCTTCCCTAATGCTACTTATTGTGGTTTTACTGGAACACCGATTGATGAGACAATAGCTGTTTTTGGTGATGTAGTTGATAGCTACACTATGAAAGAATCAAGTGATGATGGCATCACTGTTCGTATAGCGTATGAACCTCGTCTTGCCCGTGTTGTTCTTTCTGATGAGCAGGCTAAGGAAATACAAAAGTATTATGAAAAATGCGCTACAGAAGGTTCTTCTTCTGAACAGATAGAAGAGAGCCAACGTGCTATGAGTAAAATGACCGCTATCTTAGGACATCCGGACAGGGTTCATAGATTAGCTGGTGATATTGTTGCTCACTATGAATCATTATGTTCTGAAAAGCCTGAAATTGTTCAAAAAGCGATGATTGTATGTGCAGATAGGCCACTCGCCTTCCGTGTTTTGAAAGAGATACTTGCCATCAGACCTGAGTGGGGAGAAGCGAAAAAAGCTGAGGACGAGAGTAAATTATCTGAAGAAGAACTGGATAAACTTTTGGCTCTTCCAAAGATTAATCTTGTCGCTA